AGGTATCACACGTACCATGGATTTACCTGTTACACAAGAACAGCTTGATTTGTATAATACAAGGACCTCTTACCTGCAAGATTGTTTTCCTGATTGTACAGCATCACAACGTGAGTTTATCAAAACGGGAATCACGGATCAAGAATGGGATGATCTTTTTGGAGAAGATGCATGATTGAAATTAAAAATATGTCTGATGTGGAATGTATTCCTGAACGTTATCAAGAGACTATCAGAAAATTCCAGAGGGCACTGGAAGAAGACACTCAGTTCGATTGGGAACGAAACGGTTACATGATCTTCTTGGAAGGAAAAGATGCATATATTACTCTACCGTATATGCCTCAAATATTCCATGACACTAGCGACGTGGAGAGTATCTCTTATTTCGTGAGAGAAGATTTGTATGAACTAATATGCGTCATGAACAATGAATTTGTGATAACTTATTGGATGCCAAGCGATATGTTCAACACTTACGTACTACCAAATAACACACCATCGTACGTAGAAGTTTGGTTGGACACCAATGGTCGTTTGTCTAGTTGAGTTCTCGAAGTCGTAGTTTTCGTAAACAAACAAGCATAAATACAAGGGAAAGCTGTTGATTTAACCCTGAAAAGGGTCTCGAAAATTTAATCATAATAGGAAATTGTATGCCGATCTTGGAAAACTGTGCCGTTTATTTCGTTCGTTGTAACAAGGACTTCCCCAGCAAGACGTTTAACGAGGAAAATCCGACCTGGGAAGTTCAAATCAGGACCACGGACAAAAAGCAAAAGAAAGAGTGGGAAGATCTGAATTTAGCCGTCAAGAGTGTTATCCCTGATGAAGGTGATCCTTTCTGGCGTGTATCTCTTCGTAAGAAGTCATTGAAGAAAGATAAGAATACAGGCGATATGGTACCTACCATGCCTCCTGCGTGTGTAGACGGTAATCTAGACCCGGTAGATCCGGACACGATCGGCCACGGTAGTATTGCAAACGTAGAGATCTTTCAGTACGAATATACGAAGAAAGGCAGCACTGAGAAAGCTGTCGGTACCGTCTTGCGCGGTATGCAGGTGACCACACACGTGGTTTATAAACCGAAACCATTCACACCGGGTCCGGCCTTCGCAAAGACCGAAACGACACGTATCATGCCTAAGGCGGAAACTGCGGAGAGTAATGATTCGGAAGATATTACAGAAGACGACGTAGCATTTTGATTAAAATCTAGATAAACAGGGCCCCTTAATTGGGGCCTTAAAATTGGAGTTTATATGGAATACACATACGATTTCATGGAACAAACACCTTCTTATCAACTCGATAAACGCCTGAAAACCACGACGGATTTCAATGAAATTACCGAGGGTGATTATAATGACGGTTGTTATATTATAGCAACGAATAATCGAAGTGGCAATAGATATGTTATTTCCGATGAAGAGGAATACGAATCATTTTCAGTATCTCTACAACAAGCCTATGCTTGGAAGAGCAAAGAAGATCGTGCACCCATGGAAAGCGGCCTTAAACCCGAAATATTGCAGTCGGTTATTGATAAATGGGACATAACGGAAGGTTCAGACATTCAAATGGTGAACAAGAAAAATGAAGCAGGTTCAAAAAAACCGCCCACCAATTCTGTGCCACCAATCGCAATACTCGCACTCGGTGCCGCGATGCAGAACGGTGCAGATAAGTATGGTTCGTTTAACTGGCGCGAATCCGAAGTTACTGCCTCTGTGTTTTATAACGCAATGCAACGCCATCTATTGGCATGGTGGAGTGGCGAAGACCACGCTGAGGACAGTAAGGTACACCATCTCGCTCATCTAAGTGCCTGCTGTGCAATACTTTTAGATTCGGAACTTAGTGGTGTGTTCAAGGATGATCGTAGTAAACAAATAATTAAAGAAGAGATCTTCAAGAAAAATGGCTAGTTATGTGATTGACTCTGAGGCTGATGGTCTATTGGATACAGTGACAAGATGTTGGATTATCAGCGCATATAACTTAGAAACTAAGGAACAACATAGTTGGTTGGAAGGCGATCTTGGTTGGATGGATGTATTCAATAAAGCAGATTCCATAATTTGTCACGGTATAAAGAATTATGATGAACCTTTGTTTAAGAAAATATTCAACTATCGTTTTCCAAAGAAGGTAAAATTAGTAGACACCGTTATCATAAGTAAGATTTTGAACTACAGACGTTTCGAGTCTGGTTCACACTCCATGGAAGCTTGGGGTGAATACTTTAATCAACCTAAAGTTGTACATGAAGATTGGTCTCAGTATAGTGAAGAAATGCGTATTCGATGTGAGACGGATGTCAGGTTAAACGTAAGAATCTACCAGCAACTCTTGGCAGAGTTTAAAACAGTTTACGCACAAAACCCTCATATAAAAGCTTATATTGAAGCTGAACATTATGTGGCCGAATGGTGTGTGACAGCAGAAGAAACAGGTTGGCCATTTGATATAGATCTTGCATTGAAGTTGGAAGAAGAGATGCGAAATGAAATGGATCTTGCTAAGGATAGGCTGTTGCCGAGATTGGGCACGAAGACTGTTGCCGTTGACAAGAAACTAGGCATAGTAGAAACGAAACGTCCTAAGTGGACCAAGAAAGGTACGTACGATCAACATACTGCCAATTGGTTCGGTGTCGATATTTACTCTGGTGTGGAGGGAGAAGAACGGCCCATCGCAGGTGAATATTGCAGGGTGACTTTCGAGAAGTTGAGTCTGGACAGTGTGTCAGATGTAAAGATATTCTTATATCGTAACGGTTGGGAACCGCTTGAGTGGAATTACAAGATGGATCCTGAAACACGAAAACAAGAAAAGGCATCACCCAAAATCACAGACGAAAGTTTGGAATTTTTAAAAGGTGATGGTGTACTATATAATGCATTCAGAACCACCAGTTCACGTTATAACATTCTTGTGAAGTGGATTGAGAGTATCGACAGCGAAGGTAATCTTCACGGTGGGGTGATCCCGATCGGCACACCTAGCATGCGCGCAACACATTCAAAGATTGTTAACGTGCCATCTTCGAATAGTGTTTGGGGTCCGGAGATGCGTCGTTTGTTCACAACTAAACCCGGTTGGAAGGTAATCGGTTGTGACTCTGCAGGCAATCAAGCACGGGGGCTTGCACATTATCTCGGCAATCCGGACTTCATTCATACATTACTACACGGAGACATTCACCAATATAACGCAGATAAATTGACGGAAGTATTGAAAGAAATGGGGATCGATCATATTGTTCCCAGAAGTGCCGCTAAACGTATCTTGTATGCGTTTCTCTTCGGAGCCAGTGGTGCTAAATTATGGAGCTATATCTTCGGTAAACAAGATGCGAAGAAAGGTAACAAGCTAAAGGCCGGCTTCACCAAGGCGGTACCAGGATTCAAGGATCTAATTGATCGTCTAGAAAACTATTACGGAAGTACGAAGAAACGTGGCGATGGTTTCATCACGAGTCTGGCCGGTAACAAAATCTTCGTGGATTCTTTCCATAAACTACTGGTGTACCTTTTACAGGCAACTGAGAAGATCACTTGTTCGGCCGCAATTATGTTGACAATGCAAAGATTGGAGGCATCGGAAATACCGTACATACCGCTAATCTTTATGCACGATGAGGAAGATTTTCTTGTACCTGAAGAATATGCGGAACAAGCTGCGGCGATAGGAAAACAAGCGTTCGCGGACGGTCCCAAATTATTTGGTATCGAAATCATGGACGGTGATGCTAAAATTGGAGATAACTGGTATGATGTTCACTAGACATGTCTTTAAAGCTGTTGATTCAGCACCCACACGTATAAAAAGTTGGGGGTACGATAATTACAAAGGAGATGCACCCGAAACCGCATATCCCGTGAAAGGTGATTTGATTCGTAGCACGCGTACCGGTGATTATATAAATCTCGTGCTGGAAGTTTCACATGAGACCCTAGACGGCACACGTAGGTTTAAATACATACGCAGTGTGAGATATGGTTACACGAATCGTGGAAAATTTGAACTACTTCACGGCACACGTTCAAGAAGCATCCGATGGTTCTCAAATGAATTGGGCTGGGAAATTGTGAGAGAATTTGTCGAATTTGACAATCGTAAATTAATCAAAGAAATTCTCGAAAGTCTTGAAGGAGTTAATACAGCTTATGAAAAACGTGACGAGTCTTCCGGCGACGACGACATTCACGCCTGAATTGGCACTCAAGTCTATGTTGGACATGGAACCTACAGATACGCTTGTATTAGGTTATGATGAAGATGGTGAGCTGATTGTACGTAGTTCTCGTATGAGTCGTGCCGAAGCTTTATTCATGTTGGAAAAAGCACGTGACTGGGTGATGGACAGATGAAATATTATATCATAATGAAAGGGACACAAGTCCTGACCGAGTATCTAGGCTTTAAAGACGAAAAACATCCAGGTGCACTACTAAGTGCCAAATGGTTTACCACTCCAGAACGTGCACGCTTATGCATACTATCGTACAGAGAAACCCCCGAGATCAAAATAAAAGATCTTCGTGTCAGTGAACTATTCGTAGCGGTACAAGAGTTTTGGGGTTTCGAATGATAGCGCTCATAGATGGTGACATCCTAGCGCATAACGCTTGTCCAACTAGGTATGAAACAAAAGACGATACAATCTATCACAGATACAACAGTGAAGGACAACGAATAGCGCCCGTGTTTGACAAGGCTGCCGATCGTAAACATATGGAGTATTGTTGGAGGTCCTTTGAACGTTTACTCGATGAACTATTATCATCATTATTCATCAAGGAATATATGATGGCGGTTAAAAGCCCGACAAATTTCAGGGATGATCTTTACTGGGATTACAAAGGACAACGTAAGAACAAACCGAATCAGAATATGTTTGTACCTGCCATCCGAGAACTTGCCGTGATGCAAGGACTGGCCGTTGAAGCGACGGGACGTGAAGCTGACGATTTGATACGAATATGGGCCGAGCAAGCAATGAAGGCCGGTGATCCTTTCGTTATATGCACGATAGATAAGGATATGAAATGTATTCCCGGAAAATACTATAACATAAAAGAAAAGGAACTATCGAGGATAACCGAACAGTTCGCCGTAAGATTCTTTTATGAACAATTGTTGAAAGGTGATCCAGTAGATAAGATTCCAGGCGTACCAGGCATAGGAGATGTCAAAGCAAAAGCTCTACTTGAACCTTTTAACACGGAAGAAGAGTTCCAAGAAGTAGTTGTTGATAGTTATATGAGAGCTTTCGGTGATAAATGGTTTGATTACCTACTTATAAATGGCAAGCTTCTGTATTTACAGAAATCTGAAGATGATTATTTTAAGTGCCGTGATTGGACTATCTGTAAGGAGATTTTATGAGTGAAGAGTTAGCTTTAGTTTTGGATATTGAAATTGGAAATCGTGATCTTGATAATCCCGGCATTTGGTTCACGGTGGCGTCATTATCGGGTAACGCTCTCATAGTGATACCTTTTAAAGATTGTCTCGATTTCATAAGAAAGTCACAATGTTATAAACTGTCAGATCTTAAACGAAAATGTTGTGTCATTAACGTGGAGGATGGTTTAGTGAAATTCGATAGGTGGTTTCCATGATAGCACGTGATAATGTTTTTAAGATGCTTGACATCGGTGAAGCTTGTGAATTAAAGACGGCAAAAGAATCATATACGAATATGATGAATCACACAGATGCATTTTTTAACTTGGCTACGATATCTGTCGATCACAAGGCAATGTGCGATGTTATGCTAGCGTCTAACATTTTATTTAAGACCGATGACGGTTTCGTCTCGTTTAATGATCTAACATTAAATGAGGCTCGTCAATGTTTAAAGAGGACTGTTGATGAAAGTCACAGTGAAGGATTACGGTGAGGATGACTACCGCCGTAGATGTAAAAAGATGGAAGTGTTGGGTTGGAAACTTATCAAAACCATACGTCATGAAGACTCCATAGATTCCGTTTGGAAAAATTCGTCTGAAGAGTATGAACCACCTATCGTTCGTAAAAGTGTATTCAAGTGATCGATACGCTTAGCTTAAGGTCCACTAACAGAATGATTATACCGTTCAATAACGGACATTGGAGATTCGATGAGCAGATGGGTGGCAAGGAATACGTAGGCTTCATTTACATCATCCATGATATGTATATGGGTAAAATGTATCTTGGTAAGAAACTTTACCGAGGTACGGGTAAATTGAATGAAGGTAAAGAATCCGATTGGAAACGATATATAAGTTCATCTAAACTTTTGGGAGAGAACGTTAAAGAACGACCCAAGGATGAATTCGATTTCATATGCGTAGAACAATATAAATCAAAAGGCGGTCTATCTTATGCAGAAACGTGGTCACTATGTTTCGTAGAAGCTCCGACAAAATCGGAATGGTATAATAAACGAATAGAGGCGATTTCGTGGAATGTAAAAGAACAGATAACCGAACGACATAAATCACTTTTACTGAGATTTTAAATATGGGTAAAATAGTCGTGCACAATCAACCCTGCCTCGATCAGGTCGAATGCAAATCACACGACGCAAGGCAGATATACGAAGACGGTTCTTCATTTTGTTTTTCATGTAGGACATCTTTCAAGGCTGATCCAAATATGGTCGTAGAAAATAAGACAAGTTTCACAAAACAAGAAACACTTGATTTAATCAAAACATATCCTATAAAAGGTTTTGCCGACAGAAAGATCTCAAAAGAAGTCGCAGAGTTCTTTCAAGTACGTGTCACGTATGATAGTGATGGTGATGTGGACGCACATTATTACCCATACGAAGGTGGTAAAGCGTATAAGATCCGTTCTCTTCCAAAAGATTTCAGATGGTATGGCTCTTCTGAAGCTTTATTCGGGAAGGAACATTTCGGGAACGGTGGCAAGCGTGTAATCATCACAGAAGGTGAGATAGATACTTTATCTGTTGCACAAGCAATGTATGATAAATACAAAAAGATCTATCCAGTCGTAGCAATGTCATCAGCTTATATTCACAAGTCGTTATTGGCGGAACGTGATTGGCTGAGAAGTTTCAAAGAAGTTGTATTGTGTTTGGATGAGGACGAGGCAGGTAGACAAGCCACGGCGGCTGCAATCAAGATCATTGGTGCAGATAAAGTAAAGATCGCTAAACTTCCGGAGAAGGATCCTAACGAAGTTCTGAAGAAACACGGTTCAGACGCACTCAATGTTGCTATTTGGGATGCGTCCATCTATATGCCAAGTGGTATTATAGAGAAAGAAGAACTGTGGGAAGCTCTCGTAAAATACAATAACACACCGTCTGTACCTTACCCTGAATGTCTTGATGGTTTCAATCAGAAATCTAAAGGAGCCAGGCTCGGTGAGATAGCTTTATTCGTTAGTGGTACGTCATGTGGTAAGAGTACCGTGATGCGAGAGATAATGCTTTCGATGCAGGAAAAGACAACGGATCGTATTGGTGTAGTATCATTGGAGGAAGCACCGGCGGAAACCGCAAGAAAGCTTTCAGGCATGTTGTTGAAACGTAACCCTGCCAATGAAGAGATAACATTGGAAGAACTTAAAGAGGGTTTCGATGGAGTATTTGGCGATGATCGTTACATCCTACTAGATCACCAAGGAAGTCTCAAGGATGAGACAATATTAGATAAACTGGAGTATATGGCGTTGTCAGGCGCTAAATGGATTATCATAGATCATATTACAATCTTGGTCTCCGAAGGCGCTGACAAACTTACCGGTAATGAAGCTATCGACAAAACAATGAATGATTTGTTACGATTCGTTAAGCGCCATAATGTTTGGATAGGTCTTGTCAGCCACCTTCGAAAGACGGTTAACACAGGCAAGGCCTTCGAGGAAGGTAGGATGCCTAATCTAGACGACATCAAAGGCTCTGGTTCCATTAAACAAATTTCCTTTGACATCTTTGCATTTGCAAGAAATTTAATGGACGATGATCCTGTGGCGAGAAACACGATTGAGATGGCCGTACTAAAATCCAGGCATACAGGTCTCACAGGTAGTGCTGGTACGGCATATTATGATTATCAAACCGGCAGGTTTATGCAAGAGGCACCAATGGGCCAATTCATGAAGGTCGCTCATAAGACGATCGATAATGAAACGGGTGAAATAGTGTTTTAAGGGGATAGTATGTACATTAAAATCTATCTTGAAGAAAATAGTTCATTAAAGAAACATTTTGAAAAAACGTATCAGAGAGACGATGAAACATTTGAGGATGCCGTCAACAGAATGATTGATTTTTATTCAACTCCTCTTGAACCTCCACAGTTTTGTACATTATCTGAAATCGCATGGCCTTGTGACAAGGAATAAGGACTCCGAAAGGAGATTTTTAAAATAATAAAGGTTTCTATGAGTATTCAAAGTGTCTCGGTAACTCCTTGGAGTTCCGTTGGTTATCTTACCTATAAGCGTACGTACGCGCGTAAACTAAACGATAATGACGACACAACTGAAGAATTTACTGACACGATTGATCGTGTTGTACGTGCTTGTGATGAGCAATTACATGTTGGCTTTACAGAAGAAGAAGAAGATCGACTGCGCGAATATTTCTATTTGCTGAAAGGCTCTGTGGCAGGCCGATTCTGGTGGCAGTTAGGTACATCCACAGTTGATAAACTCGGGCTTGCCAGTCTACAAAATTGTGCATTCACAGTCATTGATTCGCCTATCCGACCTTTCTGTTGGGCGATGGATATGTTGGCTTTGGGTTCCGGTGTAGGGTATAATCTACAACATAAACACGTGGACAAATTACCCGTTGTTCGTGATTGGTTCACGGCGCCCACTCGTGTATATGACGGTGGTGCTGATTTTATTATTCCTGATTCACGTGAGGGTTGGGTTAAGTTCTTAGGTAAGACATTGAAGGCAGCTTTTCTGTCTCAACGTAAGGAAGGTGGGACGTTCACATACTCCACTCAAGTCGTTCGTGGCAAAGGAACACCAATTAAAGGTTTTGGTGGTGTTGCTTCGGGACCTGAAGATCTTGTGTGGGGTATAGGAAAGATCTCCGAAGTTCTTATGAAGCGCCGTGGTAAGAAGATTCGACCGATCGATGCCTTGGATATTATGAATATTATTGGACATATTATCGTGGCCGGCAATGTTCGTCGAAGTGCACAGATCGCATTGGGTGATCCTGATGATATTGAATTCCTGCTGGCCAAACGTTGGGATCTGGGACATATTCCTTCTTGGCGTAGTATGAGTAATAATAGTGTTGTATGCGATAATATCGATGATCTTCATGAGTATTTTTGGGATGGTTATGAAGGACGTGGAGAACCTTACGGTCTCATTAATTTATCGTTGTCTCGTGAGTGTGGACGACTCGGTGAAACGCAGTATAAGGATCCTAACGTAGAAGGCTACAATCCGTGCGCTGAACAAAGCTTGGATCCATATGAGACATGCTGTCTTGCTGAAGTATATTTACCCAATGTAGAATCGAAAGAAGAATTCCTGGATATTATTGAACTTCTGTATCGGATCAATAAACATTCTTTATTGCTGCCTTCTCATCATCCGGAAACGGAAAAGGTAGTTCATCAGAATATGCGTATGGGTATCGGGCTGACGGGTATTCTACAGTCATCCGAGACACAGCTGAGTTGGTTGGACGGTGGTTACGAGTATTTACGTGATTTCGATAATAGGTACTCTGAATTACATGGCTTCAATCCTTCCATTAAACTCACCACAGTTAAACCATCGGGTACATTATCATTACTTCCGGGCGTAGTTCCCGGTATTCATCCTGGATATGCTCAGTATATGTATCGACGCATCACGATCGCTGCGGATCACGTATTAGCTAAAGTGGTTCGTGAACACGGCTTTCCGACGGAATTCAAACGTAATTTCGACGGAACAGAGGATTATAATTCAATTATTGCAACATTCCCGTTCAAATATCCAGAGGGCACGGTGCTGGCGAAAGATATGACAGCGTTGGATCAGCTTGAATGGATTAAGAAGATACAGACAAATTGGAGTGACAATTCGGTAAGCTGTACGGTATATTACAGAAAGGAAGAGATTCCTCTCATTAAGGCGTATTTGCGAGAAAACTATCGTACATGCCACAAATCACTATCATTCCTGCTGCATTCAGAACACGGCTTTGAGCAGGCACCCTACGAAGAAATTACAAAGGAACAGTATGATGAGTTGGTTTCGAAAACAATCCCAATCACCGCGATTGGATCAGTTTCACTCGGCGAAGAGTTTAGCGATTGCGAACGCGCTGGCGCCTGCCCAGTTCGATAGCCACGAATTTAAATGTATTGATGACATAAACTTCGAGTTTCAGAAAGTTAAGCTTGCGCATATGATTTTCCTGGAAGGTCTGGAAGTAACGGAAATGGAAAAGACGATGGTGCTGTTGACACTTTGTGTGAGAGTTGATGGCAAACAATTGACACTTGAAGAAGTGGTTAAGATCCCTATTGACACATATTCACAATTGACGAAAGCTTTATCTTAACAAAAGGGTCTCCGTAAATGGAGACCCTTAAAATTGGAGACATTAAATGCAAGTTAGATTGAGTTACACTATACATGATGAACAGATTTTTTCCGACCCGGAAGATGCGGAAAGAGAACTGGAAGCGCAATTTGAGATGCTAAAGCGAAAGATCGCCGTGGAAGGGCTGACATGGTTACTCGCACAAGAAGTTGCCGTGTTGGTTGAAGAACTTAATTTAATCGGTCAATATACGAGGAAAATATGATCAAATTTTGTCGAGATTGTAAGTATAGCAAGACAATGCACGAGCAAGAAGAACTGTTTTGTGAGAATGAGAATGTGATTCAACAAGATTCCACGGCAGTAGCCGCGATACTACCCGTGGGTGTTCCGTGTAGCTATGCACGAGATTGCTTTTGTGAATTGGAAGGTATCTTCTGGGAGAAGAAATGAACAGTGATGATGTATTCTATGGAATAGAATTGATCGCTAAAAATTCATCTTCATTGATCAAACAAGAAATTCTTGAGCTGAATAAGGAAGAAGATATTCTAAAAGAAGTGTTACGATTGACGTATGACCCCTTTATTCGCTTTAACATTACCTATAGCGGTCCGATAAGTGATGGTTACGACGTATTCTCAACAGAAACGTTTGAATTACTTGAAAATCTTCAAGTTGTAAGAGGCGACGCAGCCAAGGCTTTATTGAAACGACATCTTGAAACGTTGACACGAAAGTCACAGATATTACTGACGAAATTGATCAATAAAGATCTTCGTTGCGGCATCAACGTAAAGACAATCAACAAAGTGTTTCCAGGTCTCATTCGTACAGTTGACTATATGCGTTGTAGCACGATGAAAGAAGTGCCGTTAGAAAAGATCGATTTCAGTCGTGGTGTGTATAGTCAGCTCAAAGCGAATGGTATGTTCTGCCGGGCCGTAGGAAACAGTCAGGGATTTATAAGATTCTTCACAAGAAAGGGTCATGAGTTCCCTGAGGGCGCTTTTCCTGAAATATCCGCCGAACTGACGCCATCAATGGATGCAAGATTCGACGGCGAGCTTTTAGTTTTCAGAAAGAGTAATTTCGGATATTCTGTTATGTTGGATAGGAAGACAGGCAACGGTCTTCTTAATAAACTTCGTCTAGGCACACCACTACCTGAAGACTGTGTTGTTATGTATGTTGTGTGGGACTTACGTTGTGATGGTTTAGACGAACCGTACAAGAAACGTTTTGAAAGATTGGCCACGATACACGACGCAGGTCGCTCTAAGTATGTACAATTGATCGCCACACGTTTATGTTACACACCTGAAGAAGCAGTTGAAATGAATAAACGTCTTGTGGCTGAAGGTGAGGAAGGTACAGTTCTTAAATATGCGGATGGATATTGGAGGGATGGCACAAGTCGTGACCAAATCAAATTCAAAAATCCATTCGAGATTGATCTATTGGTTGTGGGCTACGTTGCTGGAACAGGCAAAAACAAAGAAACTTTCGGTTCTCTTTTATGTACAACTGAGGACGGTATTTTGAATGTGGCTGTTTCAGGTTTCACAGATGAAGAGCGCCGACAAGATTGGCTGTACTCGATCATCACGGTACGTGCGGATGAAATAATCAAGGACAAGAAAACTGGAGAACCCACATTATTGAACCCCAGATTTGTGGAAAGACGTCTTGACAAAGACTGTGCCGATTCATTCGAACACGTCAAGTCACAATATAAACATGATTTTTAGTGAGATGATAATGAATTTAGAAAATGAACGCATTTCGTTAACAAGGACATTCAGTAAGTTTCTCGGGTTGGAACGTACGTTCGAAGAAGACGACAAGAATATGATTGACGCCATTCTTGCCAGAAAGTTACTGTATGCGGAAGGAAATCTGGAAGAACGTGTAAGGCGATTTTTGTCAGGTACAAATATTTGCGGTGGTGCTGTATTATCCACAATTATGCGCACTAAAGTAAATGATATCGATATTTACATCGAGGATACCAGTCGTTTACGTGACGTGAAGGATTTGCTAGAAGTACTGATGGGTCCACCCGTAATGGGGACAGACAACGCGATCACAAATAAGCGTAATGGCACAGGTAAAAACGTATATTGTGTGCAGTT